GACTCCTGTTACTGTTCCTGATCCGTTAATTGAAATAGGCATAATTTAAACCACCGTATAGACTGAACCGCTAGGTATCGTGAGGGTCACGCCTGCGTTAATTGTAATCGGTCCAAAGCTACCAGCATTACAGGTAGATCCGAATGTAGTTCCGATTGTATAGTTAGTTGTTATTGTTGTTCCGTTCTCAATTATTACCTTGTCAGATCCTCCTCCAGTTGCTCCAGAAGGTGCATCTGTATATGAGATAGTTCCTGCTCCATCAGTTTTTAAGAGTTGATTGGCACTCCCTAATCCTGACGGAAATTGAAAACTTTTTGTTCCGTTAGCTGCAAGAGCTACTAATCCAGAACTTACTCTAAAGAATCCTGTGTCGGTATCATCGGAGAACGTGATACTTGGAACGGAATTTGTACCATCGGGGAATGTTCCACCAGCATTTAAATAATCTGCAGCTGCAAGTATTACCCCAAAGAAATCTTCACCTGAAGCTGGAGCAGAACTGAAAACTATATTTGTTCCCGATAAACTAAATCCTGTTGTTCCTGAAGAATCAGGTTCCTGAACAACACCACCGACAGAAATTATTAATTGTGTCTCATATTTTGGAAATGGTACAGGAGAAGATCCACCGACTAAAAGAGAAAATGATGTAGTGCTTCCATTAAAAGAACTCGATATATCATCTATCGTTTTATACGCATTATTCGATCTGAGATTATTACCTATATACGGCATGCTTACTGAAATCTTTTATTGCTTCTTCTATTTTACAGAGGCTAATTTTAAGTATTAGGACCAGCAGTTGATGGTTGTGTCGGCCAAACAACATCATCAGGAGTTTTATCTTTATAAGTTTGAGGAATATCTCTTATGTTTTGTCTATATGCAGCCCACTGTGCCTGATCAACAGAAGCACCAGTTGTCATTGTCCAATCTGTATCTCTTAATATCTGATCTCTAGTAACTCTGATACTATCCCAAGTTAATATTTCTGTATCAGCAGCTTGTATAGTGTTACCTTCTACGACCCATGATAAAACTGCTTGATAATCTGTATTATTTGGGTCTTTTGGAACACCAAAAACTTTATCATTAATATCTGTCACCATAAGACAATCTGTGTCAACATCTTTTACAGTGTCGTGAAATTTTTTAACTGATTTAATTGTATTCATAGTTCAGCTTCAAAGGATAAAAAATTTGTGTTAGCAGAAGTTAATAGACTATATCCTATACCTCCTGAAGCGTTAAGACTACCGCCAGTAGTGCCTCTTAATTGACAACAGACCTCGGTGTTATTTATCGCTGCAAGAGCTGTTAAATTAACTGTTGTCTGTGAATCGAACTTAAATGTTCCACTTGTACCCACGGTTGGTGCTGCTCTCATTCTTACAGGATACCTATAACTACAATCTGCAACAGTAGTGCTTTTATTAATAAAATCTCCATGTATCATTGATGCTGGTTGTGTATCTGCTAATTGACCATTTGATTGCCAGTAATAGCGTTGACAACGTAAAAGTTCGTCAGCGTATACAGTGTGCTCAAAATCTGTTGCCACGCTGCCTACTTCTAATTGAACTCCTGTAATCTCAAATGTTGCATCATCTGTTGTATACCATGTTGAAGTTTGATCTGGTGTTCTTACAGAGTTATTATTTGCAGCCCAAGCATTTAAACTCATAGAGCCTGTTTGATCTGTTCCTCTAAAAATACTCCATTCTATTTCTAAACCTTCTCCATTATCATTATCAAATTGTATATTACTATTACCAGGAATTGTTTTTGTTACTTTTGTCCAAGTATCCGCAGATAAAGAACCTGTTTCTGTTGCATATTTTTGTGGTGTTCCATCACCTGATTTTAAAGTTACAAAAAAGTTTTGTGCAACACTTGATTTTACCCAATAAGAAAATGTTATATAACTTGAGCTAGAGGTATAATTCCAACCACTATTTGCTAAATCTTGTCCTTCAAGGCGATATAACATTACTATTGTATCACTTGCTCCAGCACCACTTGTTTGATTACCATTTATTGCTTTAAATGCTTTTCTAAAACCTAAAGTATAAGGTGTAGTTCCGCTTGCAACATCTACAGGAATCTGTGTTGGGGGATTATCTGTACCACTAAATTGTAACGAAAACCTATCAACAGTTTTAATTCCAGAAAGATTTTGACCACCCGTAGTGGCAGAGGTCATTCTTTGCTGGACAGTCATTGCTCCATTAATTATTAGATTTTTATTCGTACCAATTTTTTTGGTAGTCGCTGTATTTAGTCTTTCTAACCCAACTTGATTAAGAGCCATTTGTTATACCTCCTTAAGTTTGATCAAGATAACTGACAGTCACATCTAAAGCTGTAGCTGTACCTGCTCTAACTCTTAAAACATCATTTGCTTGCATAATTATTTTTGATCCACTTATAACTTCCAAAGAAGATCCTGCAGGTACTGGAGCATTTCGTAAAAGATAAGCATCATCATTTCCTGTCACTAGAAAAACATCAGCCTGAGCACTGGCTCCTGTTTTATTTGAAATTAAAATACTTAATAAAACCAAAGTTGAACTACCACTTGCGGTAACAATATTGGTATTAGTGCTACTAACAGCATCTGTTACAACGCTCGATTTCGTGTCACTTTTGAAGGTATTTGCCATATCAGCCGAGAGCGATTATTAGTGCGAGTTGATCGGAGGAATCAAATTGTCCATTTACAGTTAATGCACCTGTGACGGTCAAATTACCTGGAATTGAAACTGCTCCATTAGAATCTATTGTAAGACGGCTAACTCCTCCAGTAACTAAAGATATATTATCTGCAGAAGGACTAATAAGACCTGTATTTGCATCTCCTTGGAATTTTAAACTGCAATTAGTAACAGATCCTAAAGCTAAAGCAGCATTAGATCCATCAGATCTTAATAATGGAAATCCTCCATTTGTAATCGCATCATGTATAACAACAGTCCTTAATGAAGTATCTACTGTTACTTCACCATCAGCACCTTTAAAACCAGTGTGCTCAGCTGTTGTTCCTCTTCTAAATTGAACTTGGGTTGCCATAATACTATCCTAAAGCCACTGCTATTGCAGTAGCAAAGTCCTCCGTTGCAAAAGCGGTAGGCATATTAATTGTAACTTTGTTACCTGTTGCAGCAGTTGTGATGTTAGTGCCTCCTTCAATATTTAAAGCTTCAGAATCTAAATCAATTGCAATTGATCCTGAATCTCCTGTAACATCTAAATCTTCAGCTGTAATTTGAGCATCTACATAAGCTTTAATACTTTGCTGAGATGCAACTTTTGTGGCTGAATTACTAGACATATCATCTTCATCTAGGAAAGCAGTGCCACTTAAACCTGTGTTTAAAACTGGACTAGTTAAGGTTTTGTTAGTTAAAGTTTGAGATCCAGTAAGTGTTGCAACTGTTGAATCAATAGCAAAGGTAGCTGTGGTTCCAGATCCACTTGAATCAATTCCAGTTCCACCAGTAAGTATTAAAGCTTCCGAGTTTAAATCAACATCAAAGTTACCTGAATCAGTCTGTACATCTAAATCCTCAGCAGTAATTTGAGTATTTACATAAGCTTGAGTTGCTATAGTTCCATCTGCATCAGGAAATGTTAATGTTCTTGTTTGACCACCTGTAATAGATGCTGAACTAAAAGCTCCAATTTTTGTATTATCTGAATTATTTCTAATTCTGAATCCACTGTCATTTGTGACAACTGCAGTAGAAGTTATAGATGCTAATCCAGTAAATGAGGTTGCACTACCTCCAAGAGCAACACCAGTACTACCAATAGTTAATGAGCTATTTGCAAGATTACTGTTAGCAATTGAAGATGCTGTAGTAAGGACTGTTCCTGTCTCAGCTGGTAGAGTTAATGTCACATCTGCAGTCGCTGCAGGTCCTACAAGAGTTGCAGAATTTGTTCCATTATCAGTATCTTCTTTAAAAATTATGCTCCCTGCAGAACTTGAAGATCCTGTAAGAGTTGGAGCAGTAAGACTTTTATTTGTTAAAGTTTC